ATGGGCGACAGCAGCAAGGATTTCTTTCAACCTGTTTCAGCGATGGAGTTGGCACGGTTCGCCGGTGTGCCGACTTTCATGCGGCTGCCTAACCTGACCCCAGACCATCCGCGATACCACGAGGTGCAAATGGGGCTGGTCGGTGTGCCCTGGGACGGCGGCACCACAAACCGCCCCGGCGCGCGACACGGACCCCGTCAATTGCGGGATTGTTCGACCATGATCCGGGCAATGAACCCGGCCACCGGTGTTAACCCTTTCACCATGGTCAACTGCGCCGACCTTGGCGATGTGCCGCCGAACCCGGTGGACATCCACGACAGTCTGGACCGGGTTACCCGGTTTTACACTGACATGAAGGCGCATGGCGTCACGCCGATGACCGGAGGTGGAGACCATCTGGTGACGCTGCCGATCCTGCGGGCGCTGGCCAGTGACGGGCCACTGGGATTGATCCAGTTTGACAGCCACACAGACCTGTTCGACAGTTATTTTGGTGGCTATAAGTTCACCCATGGCACCCCGTTCCGTCGTGCCATCGAGGAAGGGCTGATCGATCCTCAACGCTTTGTTCAGATCGGCATCCGTGGCACCGCTTACAACACCGAGGATATCGACTGGGGTATCGAGCAGGGCGTGCGGATCATCCGCGTAGAAGAATTGTTCGAGCGGGGAATTCCCAATGTCATGGCCGAAGCACGCGAGATCGTCGGAGACCAGCCGACCTATTGCACCTATGACATTGATTTCGTTGATCCCACCTTTGCCCCGGGGACAGGCACGCCTGAGATTGGCGGACCGAACAGTTTTCAGGCGCAGCAGGTCATCCGAGAGTTAAGCGGTGTGAACCTGATTGGGGCAGATCTGGTCGAGGTCTCGCCACCTTTTGATGCAACAGGCGGAACTGCGTGGCTGGGTATTTCGTTGATGTTCGAACTGATGTGCGTGTTGTCCCAGGCAATTGTTCCGCGATCAACATAGGATTGCTGCTTTGGGCGGCTAAGTTTGAACGGAGACGGTCCTTTACGAAGCAAAACGGTCTTTAGAATCCTGACCCTGGGACCGAAGTGAGCTTGATGGTGCCTTCAGGCTCTCTGCTGGTGGCGGATAGGAGTTTGATCCGGCTCCCTAAACATATGGGTGGGAAATCAGGCACCTCTCAAAACCTCTTGTTCGTTAGGAAATTCTTAACCACCTGCGTGCGCTGCCCGTTGCGCCCCTGTTGCGCACGATCTTGACACAGCGCACTTATTCCCGTATAGGTTGTGTCATGCTAGAAGAAGTGGGCAACGGCCCCGGGATGACCCGGTGGCCGTTTTTCGTTTCTCTCGTGCGGAGAACACTCACGCATGAGGTCACAGGCAAACATGACTTTGATTACCCCGGAAGAGCGGATGTCCCAGACGGCAGAACTGTTGCAGTCGCTGGAGGCATCCATTCGCGGTCTGCGGCAAGCGGCGGAAGACCTGCGCAAGCAGATCGGTACCGGGGAGGATGCAGATCTTGCTGGTTCAGCCAAGCAACTCGGTCAGTTAGAGGGGCTGATCCGAAGTTGTCAGAAAGTGGAGACAAGCTTTGTCGAACAACATCACAGACAAGCCGGAATTGCCCAAGGGGGCTATGCGCTCGACCTGGAGCGCGCGCGATCTGAGATCGGGTGCAGGTTGGCTCGCCTCCGCAGATGCTGCGGTGCGAGACAGATTTCTGAGTGAGATCGGGGAGGGGGGGCTGTGCGCCCTCCCTTTCCTTTTTGAGTTCTGGGCGTTGCCGCATCAATTACCGCCCGAAGGCGACTGGCGGTCGTGGGTGATCATGGGGGGGCGCGGCGCGGGTAAAACGCGAGCCGGGGCTGAATGGGTGCGGTCGATGGTCGAGGGGTCACTGCCGTTAGACCGTGGGGAGGCTTGCCGGGTGGCTTTGGTGGGGGAGACCTTTGATCAGGTGCGCGACGTGATGATCTTTGGCGATAGCGGGATATTGCAGTGCTCGCCGCCGGATCGTCGTCCCCAGTGGAAGGCATCGGAGCGGAAACTGATCTGGCCCAACGGGGCCGAGGCGCAGGTGTTTTCCGCGCACGATCCGGAGGGGTTGCGTGGGCCGCAGTTTGATGCGGCCTGGGTGGATGAACTGGCCAAGTGGAAGAAGGCCGGTGAGACTTGGGACATGTTGCAGTTTGCATTGCGGTTGGGGGAAAGTCCGCGGGTCTGTGTGACGACGACGCCGCGAAATGTGAAGGTTTTGAAGGAATTGCTGGCGTCTCCGTCCACAGTTGAAACCCATGCCCCGACCGAGGCGAACCGGGCCAATCTGGCGGACTCGTTTCTGGCGGAGGTGCGGGCGCGGTACGCGGGCACGCGGCTGGGGCGGCAGGAGTTGGACGGAGTTCTGCTGTCGGATGCTGAGGGAGCGCTGTGGACCGGGTCGATGCTGGATGCGGCGCGGGTTAGCCAAGTGCCCGAGTTGGACCGTATCGTGGTGGCGCTGGACCCGGCGGTGACGGCGGGGTCGAATGCGGATGCCTGCGGGATCGTGGTGGTCGGCGCACAATTGCAAGGACTGCCCGAGGAGTGGCGCGCCTATGTGCTGGCAGACCGGACGGTGCAGGGCGTTGGCCCGGCGGGCTGGGCGCAGGCGGCGATTGACGCGATGGATGAGTTCGGGGGTGAACGGCTGGTGGCTGAGGTCAATCAGGGCGGGCAACTGGTGGAAGAGGTTGTGCGGCAAGTGGACCCCCTGGTCCCGTTCCGCGCGGTGCGGGCGTCTCGCGGCAAGGTCGCGCGGGCCGAGCCTGTAGCGGCCCTTTACGAGCAAGGGCGGGTGGTGCATGTGGCGGGGCTGGATGCGTTGGAAGAACAGATGTGCCAGATGACCGGGCGCGGCTTCGAGGGGCAGGGATCGCCCGACCGCGTCGACGCACTGGTCTGGGCGCTGCATGAGCTGGTTGTGGGGCCTGCGGGGGCGTATCGGCGGCCGAGGGTAAGGGCGTTGTGAACTTAGCGATCGGGAAGGAATGACGACAACAAAGCTCTAACCAAGCTTTACTATCAACTGTTTGCGGCTGGTTTCTGGAGATTTGACAGTGTAAAGGCTAAGCTATGCAAAGGGTCACAACAACCAGTACCAACAGATTTGATTTAAAAGATATTCTCGCCCCCAACGATAAGTTACTTTGGTCGGGTGAACCCGGATATGGCCGCAAGTTCTTTCAGGCCGTAGGTGATGAGCGGAAGATTCATGTTTTCCTGTTGATCGCTTCGGTCGTCATGTGGGCTACTATTCCATTCATCAATGCCGATGCCGAGTTTGGCCGCTTTGATGCGTATTGGATATACGGCGCAATGACGTTCGCTTTCGTTGTCTTTTCGTTTAGCATCGCGAGTCAACGGCACTACGTCCTGTATAACTTGGCCTATTTTGTTACGAACAGCCGGGTAATTGTTTGCCGGCGGGGTAGAAACTGGAGGCTTGGTGTCCGGCTCTATGTCGTTTCGTGTGAACATTCACCGACGTTTCCGTATTCAATAGTCGATAGCCGCCCTTATCCATCACTTGAAGTTGGCATTCTTCTTTCGGAACAGCAGGTGCAACCATTCGGGCTTGGACTATCCCATCCCGGCCATCCGATGCTCTTAGGCAGGACATACTATCCTATACTGTTGGACTATGTTCCGGAGGCTGAGAAACTACTCATAATGATCCGATCTTGCTTGCATGAAGTTGCGGATTCGACAGGAGTGTCATCAGCATAGGATTTGAACTCGTTTCGGCTGCGTAGCCCCATGTCAATGCAGCTACAGCTATCCCGTTGCCCACCCCCCGTACGCTCCATTCCCAAGCCCTAAACTTCTTTCCGTCATAACTCCTTTCAACAAGCCGGGCAGAGCGGCGGCAGAAAGGAGCACAGATGGTATTCGATTTCTTGCGTCGTGGATCGGCTGGGAGCGCGCCGGAGGCAAAGGCGAGCGCGGCGGGGCCTGTGGTGGCGTGGCAGACGGGCGGGCGCGTGGCGTGGAGCCCTCGGGATACGGTCTCGCTGACGCGGACGGGGTTTTCGGGGAACCCGGTGGGGTTTCGATCCGTCAAGCTGATTGCCGAGGCGGCGGCGGCTCTGCCTCTGGTGCTGCAGGATCAGGCGCAGCGGTTTGATGTGCATCCAATCCTCAGGTTGATGCGACGTCCGAATGCGGCGCAGGGGCGGGCAGAGTTGATGGAAGCCTTGTTCGGGCAGTTGCTGCTGTCGGGGAACGCCTATGTCGAGGCGGTTCAGGCCGAGGATGGCTTGCCGGTCGAATTGCACGTTCTGCGCTCGGACCGGATGAGCGTGGTGCCGGGGGCGGATGGCTGGCCCAAGGCGTATGACTATACGGCCGGGGGCAAGACACATCGGTTTGCGGCGGAGGTCATCTGTCACATCAAGTCGTTCCATCCTCAGGATGACCATTATGGGTTCTCGCCGATGCAGGCGGCAGCGATGGCGATTGATGTGCATAACAGCGCGTCTCGGTGGTCGAAATCGCTGCTGGACAATGCGGCGCGGCCTTCGGGGGCGCTGGTGTGGAAGGGCGGCGATGGGCACGGCGTTATGGCCGAGGATCAATTCCGTCGCTTGTCCGATGAGATTGAGCAGAACTATCGAGGTGCGCGCAACGCCGGGCGGCCGATGGTTCTGGAAGGGGGGTTGGATTGGAAACCGATGGGCTTCTCCCCTTCGGACATGGAGTTTCAGAAGACCAAGGAAGCCGCCGCCCGTGAGATCGCGCTGGCCTTTGGGGTCCCGCCGATGTTGCTGGGGATTCAGGGCGACGCGACCTATTCGAACTATCAGGAGGCCAACCGGGCGTTTTATCGCCTGACCGTGCTGCCCCTGGTGACGCGGGTGGCGGCGGCGGTGTCGGAATGGCTGGCGGGCTTTACCGGAGAGGACCTGATGCTGAAGCCCGATCTGGATCAGGTGCCCGCGCTGTCTGCCGAGCGCGATGCGCAATGGACGCGGGTGAGCCGGGCCGAGTTCCTGACGGATGCCGAGAAACGCGCACTGTTGGGGTTGCCGGAGCGTGCCGATGAGTGAGGGATATCCGCCGTTCGACTGCGCGCCGGGCCTGCGTCTGGCTGCGCATGAGCGGGTGGCAGAGATTCAGCACGCGCATCTGTGCAGGCGGCTGGATCAGATCGAAGAGATGATGGAGCGACTGGAGAAACGGTTGTGGCTGGCGGTTTATGGCGTGGCGGCAGTGATCCTGGCGCAGGCGTTTCAATCCATTCTGGCGGCAACGCCGTGAATTCAGAGGCTTACGAGGAGGTGTTCATGGATTTGGAACACAAGTTTGCACGGTTCGGCGACGGGTTGTCGGTGGCCGAGGATGCAGTGATCGAAGGCTATGCCAGCCTGTTCGGCCAGGTCGATCAGGGCAGCGACGTGGTGCAGAAAGGTGCCTATCGCGGTTCGCTGGACGGGCTGAAAGTTGCGGGTCAGCGGGTCAAGATGCTGTGGCAGCACGACCCCGCGCAGCCCATCGGGGTATGGGACGAGGTGCGCGAAGATGACCGGGGCCTGTGGGTCAAAGGGCGTTTGCTGGAGAGCACGCAGAAAGGTCGTGAGGCGGCGGAGTTGACCCGGGCGGGTGCCATTGACGGACTGTCGATTGGCTATCGTACCAAGCGGGCTGTGAAGAATGACAAGGGCCAGCGGGTCCTGATCGAACTGGAGCTGTGGGAGGTGTCGTTGGTGACCTTCCCGATGCTGCCCAGTGCGCGGGTGGCGGCAAAAGGGACGGATCCCGATGTCGACGACACCTGGCGCAGTATTGTCGAGGTGTTTGATCACGCCCGGCAGGAGCTGGCGCGGACCTAGCGCGCCCCAAACCCACCCAAAAAGGAAGTGCTGATGAGCAAGACCGAAACCCCGGCCTTGACCGGAGAGGGTGTGCCCCTGGTTGTTCAGGAGGTGAAGCAGGCGATGACTGGCTTCGTGAACGAATTCAAGGGCCTGAAGGCTGAAGTTAATACCAAATTACAACAAACAGAAGAGCGACTGACCATGCTGGATCGTAAATCAACCATCGCGGCGCGCCCGCATCTTGCAGCCTCGACCCAAGACGGCGCGCCGCACCAGAAGGCCTTTGACGCCTATGTGCGCTGCGGCGACGATGATGCGCTGCGCGGGCTGGAAATGGAGGCGAAATCGCTGTCCAGCGCTGTGAACAGCGATGGCGGTTATCTGGTTGATCCGCAGACGGCTGAGATGATCAAGTCGGTGTTGAAATCCACTGCCTCGATCCGCTCGATCGCGTCGGTGGTAAATGTCGAGGCGAACTCGTTCGACGTGCTGATCGACCACACCGATGTGGGCGCGGGCTGGGCGGATGAGAGTTCGGCTGCGACCGAGACGGCGACCCCGTCGATTGACCGGATTTCCATCGCGCTGCACGAGCTGAGCGCGCTGCCGAAAGCCTCGCAACGTTTGCTGGATGACAGTGCTTTTGACGTTGAGGGTTGGCTGGCCGGTCGTATCGCCGACAGGTTCGCGCGGGCCGAGGCGGCGGCGTTCATTGCGGGTGACGGTGCCGACAAGCCGAAGGGCATTCTGAACCACGCCAAGGTGGATAATGACGTCTGGGCCTGGGGCAATCTGGGCTATGTGCCGACGGGCATCGACGGGGATGTCGATGCGGATGCCATTGTCGATGTGGTTTATGCGCTGGGTGCGCAATACCGAGTGAACGGTACCTTCGTGATGAATTCGAAAACCGCCGGATTGATCCGCAAGCTGAAGGACAGCGATGGTCGTTTCCTGTGGTCGGATGGTCTGGCTGCCGGTGAGCCCGCACGCCTGATGGGGTACCCGGTGCTGATTGCCGAGGACATGCCGGATGCGGGCACTGACAGTTTCTCGATTGCCTTTGGTGACTTCCAGTCGGGCTACACCATCGCCGAACGTCCTGATCTGCGTGTGCTGCGCGATCCGTTTAGCGCCAAGCCGCATGTGCTGTTCTACGCGACCAAGCGCGTTGGCGGCGATGTGAGCGACTTTGCTGCAATCAAGCTGGTGAAATTCGGCACCGCCTAAGGCGGGCTGAATCCGGGGGGCCTTGGCCCCTCGGGCGGCGGGCGCGGGCCGGGGTGAGATCCCCCGCGTTGTCTAGCTGCTCCCCTCCGTCCGAGCAACGTGGGGCGGCGCGTGCCCGCCATTTTCTTGAGTGAGGCCCCCGGAGGGGTCCGAGATTGCGGAGTGAATGGATGATGTTGATCGAAGAAACCGCCATCGCGGATGCGGCGCTGCCGGTGGATCAGTTCAAGGCGCATTTGCGGCTGGGCACGGGCTTTGCCGAGGCCAATGTGCAGGATGAGGTGCTGAAAGGCTTTCTACGCGCGGCGATTGCGGCGATTGAGGCCCGAACAGGTAAGGTTCTGATCGAACGTGATTTCTCCTGGAGCCTGAGCAAATGGAGAGATCAGGCGGGTGAGGTTTTGCCAGTTGCGCCTGTGACTGTCGTTGATGCGGTGACGATGACGGATGCGGTGGGAGCCGAGAGTGCTGCCACTCCGGACGTCTACCGGTTGGAGCGCGATAGTCAGCGTCCTCGGTTGCGCCCTGTCGCGTCGGCTTTGCCTGCGATTGCGACCGGTGGGTCGGTAAAGATCACCTTTATCGCGGGTATGGCTGCTGATTGGGGCGGGCTGCCCGCTGATCTGGGGCAGGCGGTGCTGCTGCTGGCCGCACATTACTACGAATACCGCGATGAAACGGCGCTGAGCGATGGGTGCATGCCATTTGGTGTCACCAGTCTGATCCAGCGCTATCGGATGGTGCGATTTGGGTCGGGGGTGGTGCAATGAAAGCGCCACGTCTGAACCGAAAGCTGGTGTTGGAAGCGCCGGTTCGCAGCGCCGATGGTGCGGGTGGATACACTGAGACTTGGGAGGCCCTGGGGACGCTGTGGGCCGAGGTTACGGCGCGCAGCGGATCAGAGCGGGCGATTGCGGGCATTCCGGTGTCACGGGTCAGCTATCGCATCGTCGTGCGTGGTGCATCCGAAGGGTCAAGCATGCGCCCGGCGCCGGATCAGCGGTTTCGGGAAGGCAACCGTCGCTTCGTGATCCGCGCGGTCGCTGAACGTGATCCGCGAGGTCAGTATCTGACCTGTTTTGTGGACGAGGAGGTGGCGGCATGAGCTATGGCGTTTCAGCCGCCTTGCAAGCTGCGGTCTATCAGCAGCTCTCAACAGATGGCGATGTGAACACACTTTCTGGCGGTGCGGTCTATGACGCCGTGCCCGCCGGAGCGGTCCCGCAGACCTACGTGACACTGGGCCCGGAAGACGTGCGTGAAGCCTCGGATCGGTCGGGCGCAGGTGCGGTGCACCGGTTCACTGTGTCCGTAGTGTCCGAGGCCGCCGGATTTGGCGCGGCCAAGACATTGGCCGGGGCGGTGTGCGATGCGCTTGCGGGCGCGGCACTGACCCTGGATCGGGGGCGTCTGGTGGGGCTGTGGTTCGAACGCGCCCGCGCCAGACGTACGGGAACCGGTGGCGCAATCCGCCAGATCGACCTGAAATTCCGCGCCCGCGTGGAAGACGACTAAGCAATCATTGGAGAGAGCATATGGGTGCCCAGAACGGAAAAGACCTGTTGGTCAAAGTGGATATGAACGGCTCGGGCCTGTTTGAAACCATCGCGGGGCTGCGGGCCGCGCGAGTGAGCTTCAACGCCGAAAGTGTGGACGTGACGAGCCTTGAGAGCCAGGGAGGCTGGCGCGAGCTTCTGTCCGGTGCGGGGGTCAAATCGGCCGCGATTTCGGGTTCGGGCGTGTTCAAGGATGCGGGCACGGATGAACGTGCGCGACAACTGTTCTTTGACGGCGAAACACCGGCGTTTCAGGTGATCATCCCGGATTTTGGCATCGTTGAAGGCGCGTTTCAGGTCACAGGCATCGAGTATGCGGGCTCGCATAATGGCGAGGCGACGTACGAGATGAGCTTGGCCAGCGCCGGCGCCCTGACCTTTACCGCGCTGTAAGCCGATGGCCAATCCGTGGACGGGCGAGGTGGCGCTGACCATTGATGGGGAACGGCGGGTGCTCAAGCTGACTTTGGGCGCTTTGGTTGAACTGGAACAGGAGCTGGGTGCCGGGTCGCTGGTGGAACTGGTGCAGCGATTTGAAGGCGGGGCTTACTCCAGCAGCGATGTGCTGGCGCTGATCGTGGCAGGGTTGCGGGGCGGTGGGACTGATGTGGTCCGTGCCGACCTGCTGCGCGCCGAGATCGAAGGCGGCCCGATGGCGGGTGCGCGGGCGGCAGCGGAACTGCTGGCACGGGCCTTCATGGTGCCGGAGCAGGCATGAGCGGGTTCGACTGGCCTGCATTGATGCGTGCCGGATTTCTGGGGCTGCGCCTGACGCCAGAGCAATTCTGGCGTCTGACCCCGGCAGAGCTGCGGTTGATGCTGGGGCAGGGCGCTGGGATGCCCGCGATGAACCGGACCGGGCTGGATGCGTTGTTGGCAGCATACCCGGACAAGACACAAGGAGAGCGTGATGACGGATCGTGACGGGTTAGACGACCTGGAGGAACGGGGCGCGGCGCTGGGCGACTCGCTTGGGGATGCGGCGTCTATGGCTGCTGCCTTTGACGGGCAGATGAAACGGATCAGCGCGGCTTTTGAAGAGACCGGCAAGGATGTCGCGACACTGGAACGCGGTATGTCCGGCGGTTTGCGCAAAGCTTTTGACGGGGTGGTGCTGGACGGGATGAACCTGTCGGATGCGCTGGATGTGTTGAAGAACTCGATGATCCGCACGGCCTATTCGGCTGCAATCAAGCCGGTGACGGATCATTTTGGCGGCATGCTGGCGAACTCTGTCGGCGGTCTGGTGAAGGGGCTTTTGCCGTTTGCCGATGGCGGCAGTTTTTCTCAGGGTCGGGTGATGCCCTTCGCCAATGGTGGAGTGGTCAGCGGCCCGACCACCTTTCCGATGCGCGGTGGCACCGGATTGATGGGCGAGGCAGGGCCGGAAGCGATCATGCCGCTGGCCCGCGGCCCCGATGGCAAGCTGGGCGTGCGCAATTCGGGCAGCGGTCGGGCAGTGAACGTGGTGATGAACGTCACGACACCCGATGTGCAGGGGTTCCGGCGCAGTCAGGGCCAGATCGCCGCCCAGATGAGCCGCGCGTTGGGCCGTGGCAATCGCAATAGATAATTTCCGGAGGATGTCATGAATTTCCACGAGGTGAGATTTCCCGCCAGCTTGAGTTTCGGGTCAGTCGGTGGGCCCGAACGGCGCACGGATATCGTGACGCTGGCCAATGGTTTCGAAGAGCGCAATACGCCCTGGGCGCATTCACGCCGCCGCTATGACGCGGGTCTGGGGATGCGGTCGCTGGATGACATCGAGATCATGATCTCGTTCTTTGAGGCGCGGCAGGGGCAGATGTTCGGCTTTCGGTGGAAGGATTGGTCGGATTTCAAATCCGGCGCGGCGACGGCGGATGTGGAAAAGGGTGATCAGGTCGTTGCGCGCGGCGATGGTGTTCAGACTGAATTTCAATTGGTTAAGACCTATAGCTCAGGTGGAGTCAGCTATGTCCGGCCCATTACCAAGCCGGTGTTGGGAACTGTGCGGCTGGGGCTGGATCAGGACGAGATCCAGGAGGGTGTCGACTTTGATGTGGACCTGACGCACGGATTGATCACCTTTGCGGATCCACCACCGGAACAGGTGGAAATCACCGCCGGGTTCGAGTTTGACGTTCCGGTGCGCTTTGATACCGACAAGATCCAGACCAGCGTGGCCAGCTTTCAGGCGGGCGACGCACCTAATGTTCCGGTCGTCGAGGTGCGCGTGTGATGAGCGGGGACAAACAGGGTTTGCAGGCCCATCTGCAAAGCGGGTTGACCACCGTGTGCCGGTGCTGGGCAATTACCCGCACCGACGGGCAGTTTTTCGGGTTTACCGATCACGACATGGAACTTGCCTTTGACGGGCTGATCTTCAAGGCCAGCACCGGATTGACGGCGGCCGCGATTGAACAGGCCACGGGCTTGTCGATTGACAACACCGAGGCGATGGGCGCGCTGTCCGATGCGGCCGTGCGCGAGGATGATATCGAGGCGGGACGCTTTGACGGAGCGGAAGTGCGCGCCTGGCTTGTCAATTGGGCCAATCTGGATCAGCGCGTGCTGCAGTTCAGGGGCTCGATCGGAGAGCTGCGCCGGACAGGCGGTGCCTTTCATGCCGAATTGCGCGGCTTGACAGATCTGCTGAACCGACCACTTGGACGTATCTACCAAAAGCCGTGCACCGCCGTTTTGGGGGACGGGGAATGCCGGTTCAACACCGACGCTCCGGGGTATTGGGCCGAGGCCGAGATTGTCGGATTTGACGGCGGCACGTCGCTGCATCTGGCCGGAGGAGATGCCGCTGATGAGGGATGGTTCGAACGCGGCAGATTGGATGTGGTGTCCGGCCCTGCGGCTGGTCTGTGGGCTTCGATCAAGCAGGATCGCCTGGTGCGTGGTGGTCGCGAGATTACGCTGTGGTCCAGCATCGGCGGCGGATTGAGCGCTGGCCATAAGGTGAGGCTGACGGCGGGTTGCGACAAGCGCATGCAGACCTGTCGATTGAAATTCAACAACTTTCTGAACTTTCAAGGCTTTCCCGACCTTCCGGGTGAGGATTGGGTAATGGCAGTGCCCAAGAAAGAGAAGTCGAATACAGGGGGCAGCATACGGTGACGATACACAGGCAGGACATTGTGGACGAGGCGCGCACGTGGCTGGGGACGCCGTATGTGCATCAGGCGTCGGTGAAGGGTGCTGGCACCGATTGTCTGGGCTTGCTGCGTGGCGTATGGTGCGCGCTGGTCGGGCGGGAACCAGAGGCGGTGCCAGTCTACAGCATGGACTGGTCCGAGCCACAGGGCGAGGAACGCATGTGGGCAGCGGCGCGCCGACATTTGGTGGAAAAATCAATTGCAGACCTGACGGCGGGTGATGTGCTGTTGTTCCGGATGCGCGACAGCGGCGTGGCCAAGCACCTTGGTATCGTGAGCGGTGCGGGGGATGTGCCGCGCTTTATCCATGCCTATTCCGGTTATGGCGTGGTGGAAAACACGCTGAGCGAACCGTGGCGCCGCAGGGTCGTCGCCTGTTTTGAATTCCCGGTGGAGGAGCTCTGATGGCTACTATTCTTCTTTCCGCAGCTGGCGCTGCGCTGGGCGGTTCGATCGGGGGTACGGTCGCGGGTCTGTCGACCGCAGTCATCGGGCGGGCGGTGGGGGCCACGCTGGGTCGTGTCATTGACCAACGCTTGATGAGCCAGTCCGTCATGGGCGGCGGCAGCGAGGTGGTCGAGACCGGTCGTCTGGACCGGTTCCGCCTGACCGAAACAGGTGAAGGTGCGTCGGTCGCGACCACGTTTGGCCGGATGCGCGTTGGTGGGCAGGTGATCTGGGCATCGGATTTTCTGGAAACCCGCAGCTCGACAACCGAGGGTGGCGGTGGGGGTAAGGGATCTCCCAAACCGCCGAAGGTGACAACGGTCACCTATAGCTATTCGGTTTCGCTGGCCATTGCGGTGGGGGCGGGTGAGATCGCCGATATTGCGCGTATCTGGGCAGACGGTGAAGAGCAGGAGCGCGCCGGTCTGAACATGCGTATCTATCGTGGCACCGACGACCAATTGCCCGACCCATTGATCGAGGCAATTGAGGGCGGGGGTACTGTTCCGGCCTATCGCGGAACGGCATATGTCGTGATCGAGGATTTCCAACTGTCCTCTTTTGGCAATCGGGTGCCACAATTCTCGTTTGAGGTGGTGCGCCCGGCGCAACCCGGCATGCCGGATCACGATGAGTCTATATCCCGGATTGTCCGCGCCGTGGCACTGATGCCCGGCACGGGTGAATACGCGCTGGCCAGCAGTCAGGTGAACTATTCCAAGCAGCGTGGCACAAGCTGGGCTGCGAATGTCAATTCTGCGTCCGGGTTGTCGGATCTGGTGACTTCGACCCGCGCATTGGAAAAAGAATTACCGGGATGCGAGGCGGCCTCGCTGATCGTGTCGTGGTTCGGGGGTGATCTACGCTGTGGCGCCTGCCAGATCACACCCAAGGTTGTACGCGACGACATTGATGGAAAGAACATGCCTTGGTCCGTGTCGGGCCTGAAACGCAAAACGGCACAGGTCGTCCGACACCAGAATGACCGTCCGGTCTATGGCGGCACCCCCGCGGATGCATCGGTGGTCGAGGCCATTCGGCATCTGAAAGCGACCGGTAAACGCGTCATGTTCTACCCTTTTATCCTGATGGATCAGTTGCAGGGCAATGGGTTGTCCGATCCATGGTCGGATGCCACTAACCAGCCACATCTGCCATGGCGCGGGCGAATTACGCTGGACATCGCGCCCGGACAGACGGGATCGCCGGATCAAACAGCCGCGGCTGATGCACAAGTTGCGGCGTTTTTCGGACAGGCGCGCGCCAGTGATTTTGTCGTAGGCGCCGGAACCGTACAATATCGCGGGCCGGATGAATGGGGGCTGCGGCGGTTCATCCTTCACTATGCTGCGTTGTGTAAAGCTGCGGGTGGCGTCAATTCGTTCTGCATCGCCTCCGAGATGCGCGGCCTCACCCAGATTCGCGGGCTTTCGGGATTTCCGGCGGTGGCGCAACTGCGCGGTCTGGCAGCCGAGGTGCGCCAGATTTTAGGACCGGACACGAAAATCGGTTATGCGGCGGACTGGAGTGAATATTTTGGCTATCAGCCGCCCGGTACCAGCGACAGATTCTTTCATCTCGATCCCCTTTGGGTGGATGACAACATCGATTTCATCGGTATCGACAACTACATGCCGTTGTCGGATTGGCGCGAAGGCGAGGACCATCTGGACGCTGCATCGGGTGCGCCGTCCGTCTATGATCTGGATTATCTACGCGGTAACGTCGAAGGCGGTGAGGGCTATGATTGGTACTATGCCTCGCCCGAAGAGGCCGAGGCCCAGATCAGGACGCCGATCGAGGACGCAGAGCATGGCGAGCCGTGGATCTGGCGATATAAGGATTTGCGCAATTGGTGGTCGAATACTCACCACGAGCGGATTGGAGGTGTTCGACAGGCGAACCCGACAGACTGGGTGCCGGGCTCGAAACCCATCTGGTTTACCGAGCTAGGTTGCGCCGCCATCGACAAGGGCACCAATCGGCCGAACAAGTTCCTGGATCCCAAGTCTTCTGAATCAAGTTTTCCGCCCCATTCCAACGGGTTGCGGGACGACTTCATTCAGGTTCAGTACCTGACGGCGACGCTGGGCTATTGGGCGGATTCACAGATCAATCCGATTTCGGGGATCTACGGCGCACCCATGGTGGATCTGTCCAACGCTTATGTGTGGGCCTGGGACGCGCGCCCGTTCCCGACGTTTCCCAACCTGCTGAATCAGTGGAGCGATGGTGAGAACTATGCCCGAGGTCACTGGTTGAATGGTCGGTCCGGGTCACGAACTCTGGCGTCGGTGGTGACGGAAATCTGTTATGGGGCCGGGGTCACGGATATTGATGTCTCGGCGCTGTACGGTGTTGTGCGGGGGTATCTGATTCAGGACGTGTCCGATGCGCGCTCGGCTCTGCAACCTTTGATGTTGCGCTATGGATTTGACGCGATTGAGCGGGATGGCGTGTTGCGGTTCCAGATGCGGGACGGATACGGAGCGATCCCGCTGGTGCCCGATCATCTGGCCGTCAGTTCAGATCTTGAAGGCAGTGTCGAATTCCGCCGGGAAGCCGAGGCTGAGATGACGGGGCGCGTGCGTTTGCGCTTTGTCCAGTCCGACGCGGATCACGATCTGGTCGCTGAAGAGGCGGTGCTGCCGGATACCAGTACGCATTCGGTGTCCGTAAACGAAATGCCGCTGTCGATGACGCGTTCGGAAGGTCGCCAGACTGCCGAACGCTGGTTGAGCGAAGCACGCGTGTCCCGTGATACTGCGCGGTTTGCACTGCCGCCGTCCCAAATGCACTTGGGCGCTGGGGACGTGGTGCGCTTGTCCGAGGATGACCATAATGCGCTGTACCGGATCGACCGGCTGGAGAAGTCCGACATGCAACTGGCCGAAGCGGTGCGGATCGAGCAGGGGGTCTACAAGGCATCGGAACTGCAAGAGGATCCCGTCTCGGTAAAACCGTACATTGCGCCTGTTCCCGTGCTGCCGGTCTTCATGGACCTGCCGTTGATCACCGGCTCTGAAGTGCCGCATGCGCCGTATCTGGCTGTGTCTGCCGATCCTTGGCCCGGCAGCGCAGCGGTCTTCAGCTCATCCAACGACGAGAATTACACGTTGAGTGATGTGATCACTGGGCAGGCCGTTATCGGCTTTACCGAAACGCCGCTAAGGCGAGCCAGCGCGGGGATTTGGGATGAAGGAGCGGCGCTGCGGGTTAGCCTGATCGACGGTCTGTTGGAATCGCACCCGCGCGAGGCGTTGTTGAACGGTCTGAACTTGGCCGCGATCGGGGACGGCACACCCGGAAACTGGGAGGTGTTCCAGTTTGCGGACGCTACGTTGCAGGACCCGGGCGTGTACAGTTTGTCAGGCCGGCTTCGGGGGCAATTGGGCACCGACGCATTGATGCCTGACGTCTGGCCCGATGGATCGATGTTCGTGCTGTTAAATGACCGGATTCAGCAGACCAGCCTGCTCCGGACCGAGCGGCGCGTGGCCAAGCATTACCGTATCGGCCCGGCCACACGCAGTTATGACGACGCGTCGTATGAGCATCTGGTCGAGACGTTCGACGGCAATGGTCTGCGCCCCTATGCGCCCGCGCATTTACGGGTCAGATCGTCTTCGGCGAGTGATGATGTCTCCTGGATACGGCGCACGCGGCAGGATGGCGATGACTGGGCCGGGTTGGACGTTCCCTTGGGTGAGGAGAGCGAATCTTATCTGCTGCGTGTCCGCGCCGAGGGTACGTTGCTGCGCGAAGTTGTCACGGCTGAACCCAGATGGACGTATTCCACGGCCATGAAGATGGCGGATGGTCTGACCGGGTCGTACGAGATCGAAGTGGCTCAGGTTTCTGCCATCTACGGGCCGGGCGTGTCGTCCTATCTGGCGATTGGTTAA